ATATATACGCAGTGGAACACCAGTTTTAGAAAACTGAGTGATTTGTGCTTGAGTCTTATACTGAAGCGGGGACGCACTACCAAGAGCAGTTACGTTACCCTGGTGCGAGTTAATCGCTGACATCCAAGACTCCATAGCATTTCTGATAAGGAAGTCTTCGTCGTTGATTACTGTTACGGTCCATGGTTCAAATGTTCTGTCGCCAGCAATTTTGATCTTGCGGCCGAAGTATGGAACTTCGACCTGACCAAGAGTTGAACCTGGAAGCTGAGCTGCCTTAATCATGAAAGGAACTTTGATGTCAGCAATGCCATTCACTGGATTTGTGATTTGGACTTGGAAGAGCGTAGTCTTCGCTCCTCCAAATGTTAGCTGTGATCTAAGGTCATTAATATTGAAAGCCATTTTTTATCTCCTTCTTTCTGATATTTATACCTTAGCGCTGACCAATGATTTCTTCAAACTCAACACCCGTTCTTACAGCAACGAAGTTAAGTTGAATGAAGTTGATTGAACGTGCTGGCTTGATGTAGATATCACCGACAAATTCGTTGCGATCAATAACTTCCGAAGTGTTATTTGTTTCGTCACAAACGACTTTAAAGTCATAGATACCGCGGCGGCCTTGTACGTCGCGAAGGAATGGCTCAATTAAGTTTCTGAATTGCGCACGAGTAAATTCATCGTTAAACTCAAAGAGTGTCGAGCGAGATGCACGAGAAATTGCTTTCTCGAGAACAATGAATAGACGGCGTACGTTAATACGATCAAAGGCAGATGGTCTTGCAAGGTGCGTTTTGTCACCAAACAAAATTGTACCTTGACCAGGCTGTGTGATTACTGGATTGATTGAGTTCTTATAAAGTTCATCACGATCGGCTTTCTTCGGGTTGTAAGCTAGCTTAATGATGTTCTTTACACTTCCACGGCTATAGCCTGCTGGAGAGAACCATGGATCACGAGTAGAATCAGTTCTTACACAAAGACCGGCAATATCACCATTCAAAGGTGTGTAGATATAGCGGTCGTTGTAGCGGTCGTAGCGATACTTATAGCCCGAGTCAAGAATAATGTATGATGAATCTCTAAGACTACTTGAGAACGCCTTAACATCTGTAAGTTCATCACCTACGTTATCTACAACATCTGCACTTTCTGGAGAAACAAAGAGTACACAATCTTTTCTTACATCGATGATATTATCTGAGATGTAGTTTGCAAGTTCTGTTCCGTTTGATGTACCCACTGATTTACCAGTAAGGATAAGCGACACATCGATATCTTCTGGTGAAACGAACAAGTCATATCCATCTTGTAGTGTTGCCATACTGACTGCACTTTCGGATGCACCGTTTGTACCACCGACAAGGTTTTCATCAACCGCAGTAGACGCACCAGACGAAATGAGTGAAGTAGCAGCTGCATTAGTCATTGTGATATACTTTGACTTTTGATTAATGACTTCCACAATGTAATTTGTAGAACCATCAGCGTTCTTTGCAGTATTTGCAGTCGCGAGCGATTCATATACCTCGAGCGCAACGTTTGCTACAACGTCCATAACCACGACGTTAAATGTGTTAGCTACTGGGGTGCGAAGTCTGTTCGCATAGTATTGAACACTAGCAGTACTGAGAGTTGAAGTATTACCGGTTGAGCCAACAATAATCACTGCTAGGTTATTACCGTAACCACCCTTATACTTCGCACTGATTGATGTATCAAAATCTGAGTTAGCGTCTGGTGTTGCAGCAACACCATCAGAAACACGAACTACGTACAGTGAATTGCCATAAGCAAGAAAGTCTGCAGCAGTAAAGAATGTTTCTTGGTTAAAGCCAGCAGTTGGCGTGCCAAAACGATTGACTAGATCAGTCTCTGATGTAACCAATGTTGCGACATCAGTTGGACCCCATGTGAAAACACCGGCAATTGCACCGGTTGTAGACGACACCGCAGGCACAACTGTTGTTAAATCAATCTCAGATACATTGATTCCTGGACTTAGTTGAAATGCCATATTGTTATCTCCTTTTGTGAGCATTATTTTAGAGAATTATTCTTTCTATTTATAAGAATAGTAATTACCAATCACTTAGCCATGCGTCTCTCGATGGCATCCTTACTTCTTCTACACGCTCAATATCGTCATAGGTTAAACCAAATGGCAGTAATTCATCCATAATTTGTTCATCAGTTTTTTCTCGAAGTCTCATCATAGTATTAATATCAGTGATCTCTTTAAAGAATGCTTGTGTAGTTAACCATGAAAACAAAACTAGACCCATGACTAAGTCGTCGTGACAACCTGCTTCTGCTTCATAAGAAACTCCTCTACGCGAGAATGTTGACAGTTCGTTGATAGTATTGAAGTCTACGATCTGTAGTTGCTTTTGTTCACACAGCAGTTTCAGGACAGAACAGCCCATCGCTTTTACTTGTTTAGTTGTACGAATACCTTTATCTACGTTTGATCCGAAGCCGCCCGAGATACGCTTACCAGATCTTCCAGCAGATTCAGTATACAACAAGGTTTCAACCTCAAAATCAAAGTGCAGAGTATCAGAAACTTGACCGCCGATGTCGTTGATTTCGATAAGTACATAGGCATCATTATATGATTTAGTTGTTCTAAAAATCACATCTGCATAATCAACAGGTGTTACAAAATTATTGCGGTATCTCACAACCTGTTTATAAGGCATACTCGATACATCGATAATATGGAATGCCGAGTAGTCTAATCCTTTACCACGAGAGACGTCGGCAATGCATACATAAGTCTTTCCTTTTTCGGGTCTTTCATAAACTGCAAGACCTTGTGATTCGTGTAGTGGTTCACGATATGCTGACTGAAGATACTTGAGCGTAGCTCCGTCGATAAGAGTACCAGATGAACCAAGGAATTGACACTCGTATTCTTGAGAAAACTTCTCCTGGTCAAAGTTAAGCGCCTCAAGAGTCTCTTGCTTCCATGCCTCACCGCGACCAGGTACAAGATCCCATGTGACTTCGGTGTATTGATAACCGTTTGTACCTTGCTTTGCACCTTCACAGATCTTAAAGAAGTGGTTAAGGCCGTTTGGAGTAGAAGTCATGAGTAGCTTAGTTTCAGTACCAGATGAGATAGTAGGATAAACTGAAGCGAAGAATTCATCGTATCCTTCTACGAAGGCACATTCGTCAATGTAAAGGAAAGCAATTGACTTACCACGAATTGAGCTTGATGTAGTTGTACCTGCGTAGATCTTACATCCATTCTCAAGTTCGATAGAGTTTTTATTCCACTCAAGAATTCCGTGCTGCATCCACTTTGGTAAATTTTCGTATGCTAACTTAATACGCTCAAGAACTTCCTTTGAACCTTCGCCTTTATTTGAAAGAATACCAACATTTTTGTGTTCATTGAAGATAATATAGTGTAGAATGATAGCGACGGCAGTAGTAGTCTTACCGGCCTGACGTGCAGTAAGTACAGCAACGCGACGACTGTTGAAGATCTTCGTTGCAATATCTTTCTGGTAATCATACATTTGAAGTGGAATCAAACCACGGTCGACGTGCACGATCTTGATATAGTTCTCGGCAAAGTAAATAGGATCCATCATGCACTTCGCCATCTCGGCGAGTTGTTCAGAAGTCCAATTTTGTTCTTGGCCAATGCGTTTAAGAAGGTTGTTACCTAAGTAACCCTTCTCTGATTTAGGAGTTTGGTTGTCCATTTTTCCTCATGTCCGCTAAAACCTTCAGCAGATCATGCGTAGTACCGACGAATAGGTTGTTATTTGTCACGTTACCGCCAGATCCGTTCTGAGGTTCATTATTATTCTTTTCTTCTTCAACTTTCTTTTTTGACAGTTGAACAAGTTCTTTATTCGCATCAACAAGAGTTTTCATTGTCGTAGCTAATACTTCGTAAGCACGAGGATGTTGTGATTGAGTAGCTACACCAAGTAGATCTTCAAGCGCGCTAGTTCCTTTTTCAATTACGTTGTACATGTTTTCACGTGCATAATCGTAATCGTTCTCTGCTTGTTCACCACGAGTCAAAGGCTTATCTGGTTCTTTTGGAAGATTCGATGATAGTTTCTTTGAAAGATGAGAAGCATCAGGCGACATCTTTTTCACAACTGGTTTATCTTCAACAATTTCTGCATCTTCAACTGCTCCAATAGGCGGTAAGCCTAGATACTTTCCAAGTACATCTTTACTCATTTGGGTCCACTATTTGCACTATGTAGTCCCAATCATCATCTATGTTAATAGCAGAATAAGCTACAGTTTGGTTAATGTCTGTTGTAGGCTGACCATTTGCGGTTAAGCCCGGTCGAACTATGATTCTCGAAATAGGATCGGTTGCAGTCATTGTAGAGTAAATGTTAGTATTTGCAAACTTAATAATCTTGCGCTGACTTACTGGGCCATAGTAATAGCCTTTCAGAGTAAAGTTAAGAGTCCATATAATAGCTCTTCGCTCTTCATAAGAACCTTCATACGAGTCTTCAACACTAATCGAATTCAACACAATTGGAATATCTACAATAGCGTCCATTCCATCGACTAACTGTGCAGTCACTGTAAATTCTGGTTTAAAGAATGGAATAATTTGCTCAATGATCTTTGTGCCGTCTTCTGCGTACTTAACCATGATATTAAGTTGAAAGTCAATATCGTATGGTGCTGGCGTAAATTGACTTTTTACGACACTATCATTGTTCGCGATGCCTTTCACCGAATAAGTCATAGGTGTTAATTTACGTTCAGGATCATAAGTCATGGACGTCATTTCAAATGACATGCGCGGTAGTCGAATAGCTGGAGCGGTTAGATCAGGATCCTGTTGAATGCGAGCTAGGAATCGTTCCATAGGTCCGTAGTTTAATGGCACTTTCATTGCTTGAACGACAGTACCGTTAGAGTCTCTTCTATCGATTGTAATATTATTGAAGAGCGTACCAAATATTGCTACGTATCGACGAGTGGTTTGATTATAGAATTGATTGCCAAACATTAATAGTTGTCCTCGCCAAATGGATTTGTTTCGGTGAAGTCGAGGATAGTGTTTGCTTCTGTTTCAATTGTGAAGTTATCTGCAAGAGGATCGAATAGATCAATCGCTTGAATCGAGGTATTTGAAGTCGTCTTAAACTGATTCGCCCAAGTATCAATCTCTAGAACACCGGTATCGAATCTTTCATTTGAATATTCAAAGAGTTCTACACGAAGATCGTATGTCTGAAGCGAACCCATCTGATAGAAGATCGCTTCATGCTCGACATGTTTAATTTCAAAGATCTTATTGTTGAGAGGGAAGTAAATCAGATCGCCTTCGTTTGGTCTAACCTTTTCATTAAACAACGCTACGTCTTCCAGAAACTTACGCATAGAAATGGTAAGAGTCATAGAGTCGTTAATCTGTAAGCCAAACTTACTCAGGAA